GTTGACCTTGGGTCGTAAAAGTCGCCATAAGCAGCGGCGTAGCTTGCTGGGATGACGTCCAGTGTGATTTCAAGTTTGATTTTCATGTGTCAGTCTCCTTTGACCTAAGTAAAAAAACAGTAAGCAACGAGGAACGAAGCGAACATAAAGACGCATCCAAACCAATCCTCTGCAGGGGTGCGCTTTGCGATTTCCAGAAGGTATCTCAGCATTGCCCTGCCCTCTCTTGCATGTTCAATTCGCTTTTGAGCATCACAATTTCAAAACGCAGCTTTTCTATTTCTGCTGCAGCTTTGCGCAAATCCTCAGCGGTCAGTGTGTAGCCTGCTTCGTAAAGGTCTTGCGCGATGTGGTTTAGAAATTGCGGGTTCATGGCAGCACCCATTCAAACCGTGTTTGATGCTCTGAGGCGAGAAACAAGCCAATGCGCCTGTCTCTGTCCTTTGGGCCTCTTGGTTTGCAAATCGTGCCACAGCGTGACCAGCTAAAGTTGATGCACTCTTTCTGCCATTTCTTGCGTCTATCTTTTAACATTTCCTCAGTCTCCTTTGACCTGATTGTGCGCTCATAGGCGCGTCAAGGTGGGGCATTGCTGCCCCACTAAAAGACGCCTATGCCGCTTGCTTGTCCTCTTTCTTTGCGGCGTCTAGAATGAATTGCGCGGCCTTCTCTGCTAAGCTTGCGGCCTTGACTATGGCGCTTGCATGATCTTGTAGGCATGAAATCCAGCCGTTTAGATATTGCGCGTGATCAGGTGCTGGCTCTATGTCAACTTTGGTGACATTGCTTAGCATTGCCGCGCCTAGCTCTGCGACAAGCTCCTCAAACGCATAACGAGCATCTGCAAAACGCTTACCCTTCTCGCGGTCAAGGCGTTTCTCAGCGCCTGTCCAGTGTACAAGCTCATGGAACGCAGTGCCATAATAGCCGCTGGCGCTGGTAAACTGTGCGCGAGTTGGTAGTGTGATCGTGTCGCTTGCTGGCCTATAAAATGCTCTGTCGCCTTTTGTGTGCACAATATTTGCGCCGCATGCGCTGATGATCTGATCAGCGTCAATGGCATCTTGCCATTCTTGCTCTAGCTCCTCTGTGCCTTGATCTAGCCAAGCGCCGTTCCAACCGTCCACTTGATCAGCATTAAAAACAACGTAGCTTTTTGCGATTGGAATTATCTTGACCTCTTTGGTGTCCTTGTCTGTGACCTTGGTTGGCTTGTAAAAGAACACGGGTACACCTTTGGAGCCTTTGCGCACAGATGCGCCGAGGCTTTTCCATTGCTTGAACGTTGCGAACACTGGCGATGAGTAACCAGAAAGCGCAATGATAAGGCCAAGGTTCAGACGATTGATGCCGCTATAAAAGCGCTTCTTAGCGCTCATTGGCTCGCCTGTGTTGCCTACGGCCTTGCGCCAAGGCTTAGTCCAGTCTGAACCGTGCTCTTCCATCATCTTGATTACATTGTCAGCGATTTGCTGCATGACTTCGTTTTGCTTAGACATGATAAGTCTCCTGTTTGCTGTGGTCTTCATTGACCGTTTGGTACTTGTATAATAATAATCTGCTATCACATTGCAAGCACTTTATTTGCTATAGTGTAAAATAGGTGAAACTGACACGTCACGCACCAAACAGCCTCAGATGCGCGCACCCGCGAGCCGTAGCCTTGCCAGCGCTGGCCCTCTTTTGGTGCGCTTTTTGTCTACGTTTGAGACGTCCAGAGCATGCAAAAAACATACGCTCTCGCTAACCTATTGTTAATAAATAGAAAAACAGCGTCTGCCCAAGCGTAAATAAGGCGCATAATAGTGATTATGTTAAATGTCAGCCTCAAACCAGCGAAAGCCCCCCCCGTCTGCACCCCCCTGCCCCCCGTGTTATTATTATAACCCCACACACACCGTTTTCTTGCATTCTTGCTCCTTGTGCAAACCCTTGTTATCTTGTGCGTACAAAGGAGGACCGCATGGCTGGTAGACCTAAACTACGCGCTGCTGTGAAAGCTATTGAGGCCAAGGGTGGCGCTGACTTGATTACTGAACATTTGCATGCTGGTGGCACGATTACTGCCCTTGCTGACAAGCTGGGTGTCACACGCGGTACTTTGTATACGGCGATACGTGCGAATGATGACTTTCGGCGGGCTTATGAGGCGGCTAAAGAGGGCGCTGCTGAAGCGCATGCTGAGCAGGGCTTTATCATCTGGAATGAGATGAAGAAGGAGCGCCGTGAGGAGCGCAAGAATGCTGATCCTGACAGTCGTGCTGCAGAGTTGAACGCTGTGGACATAGCGATTGCCAAGGAGAGCGGCAATTGGCACCGATTTATGGCTGAGAGTTGGAACCAGAAGACTTACGGCAAGCGTGGTGATGTCAATTTGAATATTTCTGTTGGCGACATGCACTTGGATGCCTTGCGCAAGATGAAGGTTGTTGAGGATGTTGACGCGAAGTTGATTGAGAATGACTGACGACAACCCGATGATTGCATTTGTCACGCGGTATCGTGCTGACCCTGTGTTATTCGTGCGGGAGGTGCTTGGCGTTGATCCGTTGCCGTATCAGGCAGAGTTGTTGACTGCCGTTGCCAGCAACACCCGCAAGGTGTCTATAAAGTCTGGTCACGGGACGGGCAAGAGTACATCTGCGTCTTGGTTGATGCTGTGGTATTTGCTGATGAAGTTTCCCAACAAGATTGTTGTGACGGCACCCACGTCTAGTCAGTTGTTTGATGCTTTGTTTGCGGAGGTGAAGCGTTGGGTTGGCGAGTTGCCCCAGCAATTGCAGCAGTTGTTGAATGTTAAGTCGGATCGCATTGAGTTGGCGGCGGCACCGAGTGAGGCGTTTATAAGCTGCCGCGTGTCAAGAGCGGAGTCGCCAGAGGCAATGGCTGGGGTGCATTCTGAGAATGTGCTTTTGGTGGTCGATGAAGCCAGCGGGGTGCCTGAAAAGGTCTTTGAGGCGGCGGCGGGGAGTATGAGTGGTCACAGCGCGACGACATTGTTGCTGAGCAACCCTACTCGTAGCAGTGGGACGTTTTATGAGACGCACAATCGCATGAAGGATAGCTGGTGGACGCGCACATGGTCTTGTATTGATAGTCCTTTGGTGTCTGACGAGTTTGTGCAGGAGATGTTGGAGCGCTATGGCGAGCATTCTAATCCTGCGCGTGTGCGTATTTATGGTGAGTTTCCGTTAGCGGATGATGACACGATTATACCGTATCATTTGGCTGAGAGTGCGATGCACCGTGATGTTGTGCTTGATCCTGATGCGCGTGCTGTGTGGGCTTTGGACCCTGCCCGTTTTGGTGAGGATCGGACGGCCTTGGTGAAGCGTGTGGGCAATGTGGTGACTGAGGTTAAGACGTGGCGTGGTTTGGACTTGATGCAGACTGTTGGTCGCGTGATGGCTGAGTTTGAGGCTTTAGCGCCGTCTCAGCAACCGATAGAGATATTGGTTGACAGTATTGGGCTGGGTGCTGGGATTGTTGACAGGATGCGTGAGTTGAATGCGCCTGTGCGTGGTGTGAATGTTGCGGAAGCGCCGTCTGCGAAGGAAACGTATAACAACTTGCGTACTGAGTTGTGGTTTAAGGCTAAAGCGTGGTTGGAAGATCGTAGCTGTAAGTTGCCGAAGAATGATGATTTGTTGTCTGATTTGACGGGCATTCGGTATACTTTTACGAGCACGGGCAAGATGCAGGCTGAGAGTAAGGACAGCATGCGTAAGCGTGGGTTGCGCTCTCCTGACTTGGCTGATGCGCTGTGTTTGTCGATGGCGTCTGATCATGCGACGATGTTATCTGGGCCGATGCGGTCTTGGCGGGGTGCGTTGCGCAGGAATTTGCGCGGGATCGCGTAATTACACTGAAATTTAGGCTTTTGTTGGTGCCGTGGTAAAACTGTGTTGAGCAGTGAGCGAGGTGGTTTTGATGCCTATGGTTGGTGGCAAGAAGTATTCTTACGGCAAGAAGGGTATGGCGGCGGCTAAGAAGGCTGCGAAGAAGTCGGGCAAGAAGATGACCTATACGAAGGCTAAGAAGTAATGCCAGCAAAGCGTGGTTTGTATGCGAATATTCATGCCAAACGTAAGCGGATTGAGGCGGGTTCTGGCGAGAAGATGCGTAAGGTTGGCAGCAAGGGTGCGCCGACAGCTAAGGCGTTTCGTCAGAGCGCTAAGACGGCTAAGAAAAGGAAGTAAGCATGTTAAGACCTAGAGCGCGTCCTGATGACGTGAAGCCTGTTTCTGGGGCGTCCACCAAGGAGCGCAATGGCGGCGGCGGTGGTGGCAAGGGCGGTAATACGGCGACATCGCGTGAGCAAATTGACCGCTCTATGAATGATAAGCGCTTTGGCTACTATGATCCTTACACGGGCAGGAAGGTGTCGGCGTTGATTGACATGATCAACGGTGGTGGCGTGAACGCGGCTGGGCCTGACTTTGAGGGTGGTCCGTATTCTGGCATTTTGAATGCGATTGGTGTGACGCCGTATGGTCAGACTAATTGGCGCAGTGGCATGCCAGAGGGGTCTTGGCGTGGCGGCGAGATTGACGATGCTATGCGGTATTCTGGCTTTGCTGGACCAACTGTAAGCGCTATGCCTTCTAGCGGGGTTTCTGACATGAGGCCGCGTGCAAGACCTGAGATGTCCTTTGGCAATACGCCTGTTGGTGGTATGCCAGCGGCAATGCCTATGATGTTTGGTGACACGCCTGTTGGGGGTGGTATGCCAGCGGCTGCTCCTGATATGCTTTTTGGTGATGTGCCTGTTGGTAGCATGCCTGCAGCGCCGACACAGATGGTTCGCCCAGAAGGGCCAGCGGCGGGTATGCCGAGGGCTTTGCCAAGTATGGTTCGCCCAGAAGGGCCAGCGGCGGGTATGCCTGCAGCGCCGACACAGATGGTTCGCCCAGAAGGGCCAGCGGCGGGTATGCCGCAAGCACCCGTGCAGCGCTACGCTGATCCTACGCAAGACCCGTTGTTTATGCAGTTTATGGCA